ACCGGCCGGTGTACATTCTTTGGTTGTTCGCAAACTGACATTTGTTCCTTTTTTGATTATCTCAATCACATCATTTGTATTCAACAATACTTCATCAAATTTTTCATTATTTGAATCCGATTGTGTTGAACGAAATAAATTTTCTTTGTAAAAATCAAAAGAATTTTGTTTTTTTGAATTTTTATTTTCCTTTTCAACCTCTTTTATTTGTTGTTCAATCTTTGGTGGCGTCGGCGCAATGGGTTCCAAATTCAATTGTTCCCGTTGTGATTTGGTCAACTTGAATGGAATGGCCGAATGGCGGCAATTGTATCCGCCACGGTAAATTGAAAACGTTTCCGGCGACGTTCCGGGAATGGCCCCCGTTCCGTTTGCGTTCATCCATGCAATTTCCGACGGCAAATCCTTTTTTTGGATTACTTGCATGGCCACCCATCGCCGACATTGGGGCCGTGAATCTTCAATCAACGAACCAACATATCGGTACGCATCCAATCCGAATTCGTTCGCAATCTTTGCGTTCACCTGGCCATCAAATTGGTTTAATGCGTCGCGGCTTACTTGTTTGACGTAACGCGACAACAACCCATCCACTTCCGGATTCCCCAAAATGAAACGCCTCAAATATGCCTCCAAATCGGATTTGGTTGAACCGGCCACAACGTTTTGGAATATTCCCGTCCGCAATGGTTCAATAAAATTGGTGGAAACACCCGAACCGGTCAACCCTTGCAATGTTTGTTCAACCGTTGCCCGTTGGATTGGATTAATCAATTCACCCAATTGTTCCGGCGTTAAATCGTTCACGTTTCCGTGAATATCAAAATTGAATTGTTTGATGTTTTCAAAATTCCGCAAAAATCCGTTCACGTCGGATGGATATTTGGACGACTGCAAGGCCTCCAAAACGATTCGTTCGACCTGGTTGGTCAATAATGTGTTCCCGTCATCAAACACGAAATTTTCCCCATCGGATGAAAATTTTTGAACGTGTTTTGATACTGCGGCGAAAATCCTTTGTTCGGTCGCCGGCAAAGAATCAAAGAATGATTGATTGGCCGCCGAAATTGTCCGGTCTTGTTTGCGAATGATTTCAATGACGTTGTCATCAAATTCAATCATGTGGTTTGAATCAAATTGGTTGTGACGTATGAATCAATGGTCGGTTGGATTCTGCGGTCCAATTCGGCGAATATTTCGCCCAATGGTTTTTCCAAAAATTCCGTTCCGTTTTCGGCGGTTATGGCCACCAATGTTTTGTATGCAAACAATGAACGAATCATGTCGTCTTTTTTAATCGAACCGGCCGCCAACAACATTTGTTTGTCCTTTGTACTTAGGTGAAATATTGGGTCATAACTGACCAAAACTTCGACCATTCGCGAAATGGATTTGTTTCCCGAAAAACGTTTGCGCGCCAAATCTTTTGTGGATTCAACCAAAAACGCAATTGGCGCGTTTTTGTCCGATAGTTTATTCAATTCATCAATTAAATCCTCTTCGGTTTTCATGGAAAACGAAATTGGCTTTGTGATGACGGGGTTCATTGGTTGGACAACGCTTCGATATTTTTCAATGAACAACAAACTTTTGAAAATGATTTCGTCAAATATGTTGTTCGATATTTTGGTCAATTGACTGAATGAATCTTCGCGGTCAATCATTTTGGCCGTTCCGGATTGGCTTTCGTCAATTACGTTTAAATGCAACGCCTCTTCGGCTTTCTTTAAAAGTGTTTGCCATGCCATTCCCGAATATTCAATGATTGAAACATCCGGTGAAATAAAACGAATCATTGGCCCGTTCACGTCGCCATCAACGCCCAACGCCGGATTGGATTTTTCGCGAAGAAAAACCCCAAATGGCGAACGTGAAATGACGCGTCCGGTTCCTTTGCAATTATTACATGTTTCGTGTTCCTCGTTGTCATGGTTAAACACAACGCCATCGCGGCAACCTTTTGCCGAACATGTTTCTGCGATTTCCTCGCGGTATGGAAACGCGGATGTCGTCATGACGGCGGTCCAATCCGAATATTGGCGAATGGCCTCGTTGGCAAAAGGAACGAACGATGAAAAATAAGAATCAAAAAAATTGTCGTCGGTTAGGTCGCCACCTAAAATGATTCCGGGAATGGTCCCCATGTCATGTTGGTAAACCACAACCGTTTCAAATTTTTTGTCAACGGCCTGGCCAAATTGGGTGTGTTTCAAAAACTCGTTGTTGGTCATTGAATAAAAAACCAACCCCGTCATTTGGGATTTGCCGTTGACAATGACGGATGAAAATTCGTCCATGGATTGCCACGTCAACAAACCCTTTTCCAATACCTTTATTTGGTCCGACATCAACAACACCGGTTCGGCGTCCACTTTGACGGCCGGATTGGTCAACCCTTCGCCAATTGGAATCCAAACCAACCAACCGTTGGGGTCCTCAATCATTCTGCGGACAACAAATTTTTGGATGTACGAATAAAAATATTGACCATCGAATTTTTGTTCACTTAAATAGGTGTCCAATTCATCCGAAACGCTAATTGAAAAATTGGCGTTTTGAAATATTCGAAACAATTTATCAATGGCCCTATTCATCGAACCTTTTGTGATTGGTTCGTAAATGGACAAACGATATTTTTGAACGTCCGGGTCCTCGTTGGGTCGGCGCGACGTCAATATTTCGCCGGGGTTTTTCCCCCTGGTATGGATGAACATGGTATTCCTAACGCGGTTCCAATGTTCCCAATTTTTTGGACGGTAATTGTCTGCGGACAACGCCGTCGATATGTTTTCAATCGTTATCATTCACATGTCAAAGATTTGTCGCATTCACAACGTTCGAAATTTATTTCCAAAAACCATTGTGAACCCGTTTCGTTGTTTTTGGCAATGTCGCCTTGAATTTGATATTCGGTCCCATCCACGAACACGTCGCGACCGGTGAACAAATTCACCAAATAACGTGTGTATGTTTCCGGAACATTTGCCGTCCGCATCAACCAATTTTCGCAATATTGCGCCGACGTTGTTTTCAATGTCGCGCCAATGATTTCTTTTGTTATGTTAAAATTGGTTCGTTCAAACGACGACGGAATCCGAATTTTGTTTGAATACTGAAATGGCGTCCCATTGGCCACGGTGAAATTGGTTCCGTAGTACGTCCCAAAACAATCGTTTTTCGGATAAATGGATTCGACCATGTGCGTTTTTTGCCCTGGCGAACACGGAATCATTTTGAACGGCTCCGAACAAAATTCGGATTGTATTTCCGCGCCTGGCAAACATTCGCGCGTTCCGGTAAAATTAAACAAAAAATAAAAACATGGGTCCAACCCGGCGCCAATCATGTATGTTTCAATGGCGGCCAAATTAAACCGAATCATTTGAATGGGGTTGTTGGATACATTGCCCAAATAATCCGTTGACGTGTACGCCCCAACATAATGGTTTGGCGCAATTATGCCAAACATTTCGTTTGTGATTTCCAACGGCAAATCGTCACAACATCCGCGAATTTCAAATGTCGCGAATGATGTGTTTAACGGCGCCAACAAATCGGTTGGCAACCAACCATGTTCGCATCCAACCGGCAATTCATCCGGTTGTTGAAATTGAAAATCAAAGGTGTCGCCAACTTCAAATGGAATCCAAAACGGGACGTCATTGGCGCACAAATTACAATTCCATGAATCGCCGCAATCGCAAAGAATCAACCCGTTTTCAAGCATTAAACGGGTGCAATCTTTGCCACATGTGTTGTTCAACTCCAAACATAATATTCGGGCGTTGGGGTCGGGGTATTCACAAAGTCCGGTTTGGTCACACCAAACCAAATTTGAAAATTGGTAACTATCGAACAATTCCATTTTGTCAAAGTTATGATATTAAGGACAAAGTTGATTTCCTATTTTGAACGAAAACGTTCCGGTCATGTCGGTTCCGGCCCCCGTGAACATCGTCCAAAATCCGTTTGTGTCGGCGCCCCAAACAAGGTTGAACGAACCGGATGTTGAACCAATTGGCAATGTTTGTTCAATGGGTCCACTCGTTGCAATGGTTCCAAATCGGAAATCTAATGGCCTGGTTGTCGGAACGCTGAAATTGTATTCAAAATAGTATGTTGTTCCCGGTATTGGATAAACCGTCGAACCATTGGATAAACGACAAACCAAACTTCGACCGGCGGTCACGTTGTTGAACGTTCCGTTTATCGTGTCGCCAACTTGCGGCGTTGGCATAACGATTAAGGATGAACCGCCGTTTTTGGTATGAAACAAAAAATATTCGCAAATGGCCGGAACCTCCGGTGAACTAATATATCCACAAAACAAATATTTGCCATTTGCCAAATTGGGCGCGTCTAATATAACTGATGCGCGAAATGTGATTGGGTCAAAAATTGTGTCCTGGCTCAAAACCAAACTTGAATTCAATTGTGTCATTTGATTGGGCGACGGAATTTCGTCGTTTTCCAAAAGCACCGAAGAACCAAACGGTTCCGGTTCAATGAAAAACAAAAAATTCCCCTCGCGGTCCGCTTCATACGTCAATTTTATGGCCAAATAATCGCCAAAACATATTGGCGCCTCCACTGGTACAAACAAACCGGTCACGGGGTCCATGCCCTCAATAATCACATCCAACAACCGTTGTTCAAATCCGCCGTTTATGGGTTCAAAACCGATGGCGTTCACTTTGTACGCCTTGACAATGTTCCAAAAAAACGGTGTTCCCAAATAATTGGTGAAATTGAACGTGAAAATATATTCGAAAAACACTTCATTGTTTATCCATGAATCCGTAATGGCCAACGCGCTAACATACGTTGAACCCAATGGTCCGGCGTTCAATCGGTTCATGTATTCACTCGACAACGCCGTTTGAACCAATCCGCCCGAAAACAATGTGTTGTCGTAACGAACACGGCGGTCGTTGATGGATGTCAATATAACATTCAACCCATCGACAACCGTCAAATCATTCAAGTTTTGAAACCCTCCAGGAAACGCGTTGTTTCGAATTGAAACATGTGTTTCATATTGAAAAAAAGTTGTTCGGCCAACCACCGGGTAATTTTCGCGGCGTTTGTAA